TGATTATTTTGATTCGTTTAAGTCTCGCCAGCAAGTTCATGCACGGGCTTGTATTCCAACAGGGTTTCCATTGTTGGACGCTAACGAAGTTTTAGATGGCGGTTTAGCGAATGGTGAACTGGGTGTGGTGATGGCCCCAACTGGCGGCGGCAAATCATTTTTCTTAGTTAATCTTGGATATGGTGCATTAGCTGCTGGTAAGAATGTTATTCATTATTCGTTTGAGTTAAGCGAAACTCATGTTGGTAATCGTTATGATAGTCGTATTACTGGTATTCCCACCAAAGAATTGCGTAACCGGATGGTAGAAGCTGAAGCTCAACTAGTTCGTTTTAATGGCGGGCAATTATATATTAAGGAGTATCCGCCGAAGGTTGCAACAATTAACACTATCAAGTTTCATATGGGAAGGCTCCTATCAAATGGTTTTGATCCCGATCTTATTATTATTGATTATGGTGACTTGATGAAAAGCCGCCGCGGTTATGATCAAAAACGCTTTGAGCTTGAAAGTATTTTTGAAGATCTTCGCGCTCTGTCGATGGAGATGAAGCTACCGATTTGGACGGCAACTCAAAGTAATAGAGAAGGTTTCAATGACGATGTTATCACAATTGATAAGGTTGGCGAAGCGATTAATAAAGCAATGGTTGTAGACTTCTTTGGTACATTCTCACAACGGAAGTTCCATATTGGCAAAAATCGTATGGGTCAAGCTAATGTTAATTACAATATTGATATGGACCCAGCTCGCGCTTTTATTGATTTGAATGACGATCAATCGGCTGGCTTTTCAGTAGGTGATAAGGTAAATAATTTGTTAAGTGGTGGTGATAAGATGAGATCTTTTTACCGCGATGTTAAAGAGGAAGCATAGGTTGATATGGAAAGATTAACAATTACAAGAACAAGAAGATATGGGAATAGCGAGATACAGATTAATAATGTCTATTCTGTACCTCGCACTAAAACAAAGATAGATAATGTGATTAGCATGGCTAATGATATGATCACTAAAGAGCAGCCCATTACTAATGAAGAAATAGAATATGAAGTTATAATTGCCAGAGAAAATGGCACACAAGAGTTTATTCATCGAGTGGAAAAATTGGGCACTAGGAGTATTTGATGCCTGAATACACTTGGGTTTGTGAGGGATGCACTTTTCATTTGACTAAAAAGATGAGTATCAAGCAATACAACCCCAGAGAAAAGGTTTATTGCCCCAATTGTGGTGAAGAAGTAAGGCGCACAATAGAACAAGTAGGAGTTAGTTTTGGGAAAGGATTTTTTAGAGATGGTTATGAGTCAGCTAAGAATGTAAAAACACCAACAGACGGAGAGTGAAATTGGATATAAGTCAGCAAATTTTATCAGAAATTACAGTCCACATGAAGTATGCAAGATATTTGCCTACTGAACAACGACGAGAAACGTGGAAAGAATTAATTACACGTAATCGTGATATGCACATTGCCAACTTTCCGGAGCTGATGCCGAGCATAGAAAAAGCTTATGAGTTGGTGTATGATAAAAAAGTTTTACCATCAATGCGATCTTTACAATTTGCTGGCCCTGCAATAAAACAAACACCTTCTCGTATATATAATTGCGCTTATCTTCCGATTGATGATTACCGAGCGTTTAGTGAAGTAATGTTTTTGTTGTTAGGTGGAACTGGTGTAGGTTATTCGGTACAGAAACATCATGTAGAGAAGTTACCTCAAATTACTAAACCTACAAAAAGACGACGCTATCTTGTTGGTGATAGCATCGAGGGTTGGTCTGATTGTATAAAGATGTTGATGAAGTCATATTTTCTGGGTAGACCAGAACCCGAATTTGATTTTAGTAGTGTTCGCCCAAAGGGCGCTTTGTTAGTAACTAGTGGTGGTAAAGCTCCCGGCCCACAACCATTAAAAGATTGTGTCCACAATATAAAAAGAATTTTTGATAGGAAAGTACATGGTGAACAACTCTCTACTTTGGAAGTACATGATATCGTCTGTTGGATTGCAGACGCAGTTTTATCTGGAGGCATCCGTAGGTCTGCTACTATTAGTTTGTTTTCCCTTGATGATCAAGAAATGCTTCAATGTAAATTTGGAGACTGGTGGGAGGGGGAGCCGCAAAGAGCAAGAGCCAATAACTCTGCGGTCGTGGTGCGACATAGAGTTAAGAAGAAAGATTTTTTTAATATTTGGGAGAAAGTAAAAGAAAGCGGGGCTGGAGAGCCTGGCGTATACTTTACCAACGATTCCGAATGGGGCACTAATCCATGTGCAGAAATCGCGCTTAGGTCATTTCAATTCTGTAATCTTTGTGAAGTAAATGTGAGTGATGTAGAGACACAGCAAGAGCTTAATGAAAGAGTTTCAGCTGCATCTCTTATCGGCACTTTACAAGCCTCTTATACTAATTTTCATTACCTTAGAGATATATGGCGCCGGACTACAGAAAAAGATGCTTTACTTGGCATTGGCATGACTGGCATTGGCAGTGGGAGAGTTCAGAAGTTAGACTTAGAAGAAGCAGCTAAAGTAGCGACTGATGCAAATAAGTATTATGCAGTTGAGTTAGGTATTAATCATGCCGCTAGAGTTACGACAGTTAAGCCAAGCGGAACTACTTCATGTGTGTTGGGTACTTCTAGTGGAGTGCATGCTTGGCATAATGACTATTATATTCGACGCATTAGGGTAGGTAAAAATGAAGCCATTTATACTTACCTTAGCATTAATCATCCTGAATTAGTAGAAGATGATTTCTTTAAGGCTGATAGTCAGGCTGTTATTTCTATTCCACAAAGAGCACCAGACACCGGCATTTTACGTCATGAAACTTCCTTAGAGCTTTTGGAAAGAGTAAGGGATATATACAACCGATGGATTGTGCCCGGACATAACGGTGGGAATAATACACACAATGTATCTTGTACTGTTTCAGTTAAAGAAGATGAGTGGGAGGAAGTTGGCAAATGGATGTGGTCTAATCGTGAATATTATAACGGACTGTCTGTGTTGCCTTATTTTGGTGGTAACTATAAGCAAGCTCCGTTTGAAGATATAGATGAAACAACCTTTAAGGGGTTGATTGATAATCTAAAAGAAGTAGATTTAAGTGGAGTCGTAGAGATAATGGATAACACTAACCTTACTGGCGAACTCGCCTGTGCAGGCGGCGCCTGCGAAGTACTTTAAAGGAGGCATTAATGTCGAGCACTAAATCTATCTTGCGAAAGATAGGAACTGAAAGTCATCGTGAAGAGTTAGAAAACGAACGCCTTAAGGAAAACTATGAGAAGATAAGAGCCAATGACGATAAGATGGAAGAAGAAAGAAATAAATCTGAATCTACCAAAGCTCATGAAAGATATCGCCGTAGTCAAAAGAATGCAGAGAATGCAATGTCACTAGAGGGGTTAATAAAGCCTGCAAGAAAGATAGCACAAAAACCTGGTACTTATTTTCATGGTACGTTAAGAAAACTATCAGAAGACTTTGGTGATATTAAAACCATGACGTATTATATGACAGTAGGGCAACTAACAAAATATTCTGAAAAAGATCAACAATTGATTAACATCAGAACTGGCAAGTTAGCGTATGATGAAAAAACGAAGGAGTGCTTTGAGTAGAATAAGTTTTGATGAGCTTTTTGCAGAAATAACTTTATTAATAGCCGAGCGTAGCTCCTGTGCTAAAACTAAACAAGCAGCGTTATTAATTAAAGACAATCGAATAATTTCTTTTGGTTATAATGGAAGCATCGCTGGTGGCTTAAATTGTTTGGAAGAAGGTGGTGAAGAAGCTTGTGGTAAGGATAGCAATGGTTCGTGTTTCCAAGGTATTCATGCAGAGCAAAATGCTATTGGATATGCCGCACGCAATGGTATTAATACTGATGGTTGTATTATGTATGTTACTCAAACACCTTGTCTCTGGTGTGCAAAGTTATTGGTTGCGTCAGGAATAAAAGAATATCACTATATTGACGAGTATCGTATAGATGAAGGCAAAAAGTTTTTAGAATTTTCTGGTATAAAGTTATGCAAAATAAACAAAGAAAAGGCTTGACGCGGCGTAAAAAAATACTTATATTATATATACAACTTTTAGAGAGGAATACATTTGAGTAATAGAAAAGTGACTACGTTTTCGCATTTACATTTACATTCTTCCT